ATTTAAAGATGCCACCATCGTATCCGCTGCGGATCCACCTTCTACATCCCATGGAGAGACTGTAGCTATATTGGAGAACGCGGCAAAATATGATGAACCGGCTAGAGCACCAGTTACTGTCACTGTATGACCAGACCCAACGGTAGGATTAGCCTTATAAAAAAAGCAGGAAGCTAGGGCTTCAACAGTTGATCCATGTGATGGAAGGGATGCGTACACATTAGTAAAGCTATCACTTATGGTTATACCCGCACAATTTGCCGTTCCTACGGCTACTCCTAACACCAAAAGTGATGCTCCAGTCGTATTAATGGCAGGTGTGGTAAATGCGGCTGTGCCACCTGGACTTATTCCGGTAGTATGAGAGATAAGGACAGGGATAACGGGAGTGCCAGTTCCAGACCCGCAATCTGATCCAGTTCCAGTCACCGCACCGGTAGTATCAGCATGTAGGCATTGCGTAGATCCAGTGACTGGTAATTTCACTGTGCCAGTAAAGGTAGGCGAGACCAAAGGAGCAGCTCCTGTGACTTGGTTAACCGCATAATCCCCGGTCGTGGCAACCACCGCACCAGAACGACCGAAGACAGTGGTTACGCCGCCTCCGCTACCAGCCCCATTCCCGCTCATCATTACGAACTTGGGGCCGCCATGCGTGCCGTCTCGATATTCCACCCAAAAGGCTGAGGTGGTGGTGATAGCGCCGGCAGGCGGGATGGAGGTTCCGTCAGGAGCGACAACACTGTAAGGGCCTAGACTGTCAATGCCTAGCGTGACAGGGGTCGTACCATTTGATGCCGTGTCACTCCTCACCTCAAACGGAGCACCATCTGTAAGGCTAGAAAGAGTTGCGGCTTGCATGGAGCAGAGCAGGGCCAGAGAGGTTGTAGTCGACCCGCAGAATGTCGCTTTGCCAGACATCGCATTGCCATTGGTCATACCACCTAGGAGACCGGCAGAGTTAATAGAGCAGGTGGGATTACCGGCCATACCATCGCCGTTGGCACATTGGACGCCGTTATTACCTGTGACGGAGCGAGTGATAGTGTGATTGAGCGAATCACGAATTAGGATTCCGTTAGTCCCTGGATCAGCCAGTCCGCCTCCGCTACTTGTTGTACCGCTGCTGGTCTCGACGAAGGCAGTGCCGTTATAGATAAAGCTATAGGTTGATCCGCCAACCAGTGCCGATGCTGCAACCGGCGTAATCCCATCGAATTGCCGGAGGGCCTTAGCACCCAGGCCCGCTACGTTAAGAGTGGGATTGGCAGCGTTCGTAGTCTGTGGCACAAATCCCACGATCAAGCCAGATAGACTGGTCACTGTAGGGTTAGGTGTCGGGCAGGTATATGCGGTTGTACTGCCTGTGGCGTCCGCGCAATAGGTGTTATTGCCTGCGCCCGCTGGACCAGCGGGACCAGTTGCGCCCATAGGTCCTGTGGCGCCCGCAGGTCCTGTCATTCCGGTAGCCCCAGTAGCCCCGGTCATTCCGGTCATTCCTGTCATACCCGCGGCACCAGGCGGACCGGCTGTACCTTGTGGTCCAGCTGGTCCGGTCATTCCAGCGGGTCCAGTCATTCCGGTCAGCCCCTGTATACCTTGTGGTCCAGCTGGTCCTGTCATTCCTGTCATTCCTGTCATTCCTGTCATCCCGGTGGCCCCAGTCGCGCCGGCAGGGCCTGTCGTCCCTGGAGGCCCTGTAGCACCTGTACCTGTGGCATTGGCCGAACACGACACATTGGCAGTGGAGGCGAAGTTCACCGTCGCCGAGGTTGTTGTAAAAGGATTGACAGAGATGATCGCGACCGGTGTCCTGCTCGCTCCGGTTCCTGTATAACATTGGAACTGTACCGGCTGAACACTACTAAGAGCCATGGAAGTCAGGTCGAGGGTGACGGAAGTGACCGCACCGGCAGATGAGGACACGGGATTCGAAGCGCCTACACCTCCTAGGCAGTCGAACTTGTTTGTGAAAACATTGAAGACCAAAGTCCCACAAGATTGGGCTCGCGCGCTCGGCGGTACCGAGACCATGACAGCGCAAAGGATAAAGGCATGGAAAAGAGTTCGGCGTCTCATGTGTCCCCCTAATCTCACTGTGTGTTTAAGGCTGAGCTAGTAGCGTCCGTGCATTTGTTAGTCCGCGCGTTTGTGCCATTGAGCCAACCTTTGGAAATGACATTTGTGCCGCTGTAGGTGTACATCCACACCGCCCACTCGCTCTGGTTCTGTCTCGGCGCGGTAGTCGTGAAGGTCAGCGTGCCGGTAAGCGCTCCGAATGCGGTTGAGTTCACCGGGATCGAAAGGGTATTCGCGTCAATCACGGTTGCAGTGAAGGTACCGTTGACCGGAGTCCAGCTGCCCGTCGCGCCTGAGATCGTTACCTGAGGCCGCATGAGCACGCTGAAGCTATGGCCGGTCGAGGTGAATACCACAGGATTGGCATTGGTCGCGGCTGAGATCGCGATCGATGTAGCAGGCCGGTTCACGTTGTTTCCCGAGGCATAAGTGCTCAATGCCCAACACACCGCTATGACACTCGTGCCCTGGTATACATATACCGTCTGCACAGCCGGTCCCGAGGGAGGCCCGTCAGATTGGTTCACGGCTGAAGGATTAGGCTGGCCCAATGCACATACCGGCGCACAGACACATGCCAGGAGAATAAACAAGACTGCAATAATGCGTCCTCTACAAGGCAAAGTAAGTGAACCTCCTACGATACTTTATACCGTGAAGAACTCGGAGATGCTACAAGGAGGGGCTACTAACTTAGGAAAGGCTAGCGGAAAGTTCCACGAATAGGTCGGGAAATTGGACGGGCGGGAGTGACAGACGTCTGAGAAGGACTAGGAAGGGCCTGCGCCGTAGGCCCCTCCTGCAAACGACCACTGATATTAGGGTTCTGCGAATCCAACCGAGAATCAGACCCTGTTGAAGTAGAGTTTACCAAAGTTGTAGTAGTAATCAAAGGGGCGGTAAGAGCACGTTCAAAAGCCTGCCAGTGTTTCTCGGTGAAGCGGTCAATGCCGACGACAGATGCCATGCCTCGGTTATATACGGCTAAGTCCAGAGGCTCATTCCTTCTCCCCTCGATCTTTTCATAAGTCACCTTCTTGTCATCATGCGGATGGACTACCCTACGCTCTGACGCTAGCCCCTCGAAATACCCGAGCATATACTCCGGGAAGTGGTAACATCCAGGCACTGCCACATCGCCATCCTTGTCGGGTCTGACATGCTGAAGAAGATCAAAAATCTCCTGCTTCGCGCAATGCGTCCCTACCCCGAGGATACGCACCCCTTGACGCTGGCGGGCGGCATCCTCCTTACTGACCGACGAGATTATCCTCAGGTCATCGTCCGTACCTTTGATAGGAACTACGGTGCGGGAGGCGTGAAGGCGGATGCCAGCAGGACCGTAGGCGAGCTGGGGGTGCCTAGTGGCGAATTCGTAGACCGGCTTGGGACGGTTCCCAGTGTCGATGGCCATGGCGAGGATGGGAAGCGTGTGCCCTGAAGCATGAAGCCAGTTGCGTTGCAAGATCTCTCGGTCGAGACGTTCCCAGAGGGCCGCATCGGTAACGGGTAAGGGCTGAGCGGTATCATTCCCTTCCCCGTCTTTGTAATATGCCTGGAGCACCCAGTAGCCTATGGACCAGCGCTCGCGGCCTCGGCCCCAGGCTGCGACCTCGACCTCAAGCCTAGGCGGGGAGTCCTGGACGTCTACGGCAGCGGTGAGGAACAGGCCGCGCGTAGGAACTATGGCGTCGTCTGTGTGAGGGTATTGTTCCCGGCGCCCGAACAGGATCTCGTGCGAGGGAGTTTCGCCGGCCTCCTGCCATTCCTCGGCGAGGACCGTGTTCACAAAGACCCTGAGCTGCTGGCGGTTGCGCTGGACCTTGAGCCAATGAGAGGCAATGTCGCCTACCGATTTCCAGGTATAGGGCAGATACAAGTGGTTGATCCAAAACCCTGCGATCCGGCCGTCCCCGGCACCGGGCCTATCCGCGCGCCATTGGACTTGCTGGACAGCTGCCCATCGCTCGACCTCGGACCATCTGGCGCGGCAGTCTATGTTCACGCACTCGTACCGGGCGTTTAAAGGGTCATGGACGAATGACTCGCCATGCGCGCCTTTGACCTGCTTCCAGGTCAGGATTTGGTAAGTGCCGCAGTAGGGGCACGGGACCCAGGGCTTGCGCTGGTCACTTGAAGCATAGGCTTTGCCGATGCGGGATTTACCGGCAGTGGTAGGCGAGCAGGCCATGATGCGCTTACGCCTGGAGCCAAAGGTTAGGGCACGCTGCCAGGCCAGGTCCATAGGATCGCCTTCCTCACCGGCAGACTCAGGGTACTTGTCGGGCTCGTCACACAACACATACCGGATCGTGTGCTGAGCGAGGTCAGTAGGAGTGATGGCAGAGACGATAAGAAGATTGCCGCCAGGGAATTCCTTGCCGAGGATAGTGTTCTTGCCGTCATGGTTCGAGTCACTGATTCGGCCCCTGAGAACGGGGCAGTCACGGGACATAGGCATGAGCCTGCGCTTAGAGAACTGCCTAGCCGCATCGTCCTTAGGCTCGACCAAGAGTATAGGTCCAGGATCTTCGGCAATAATATAGGCAATCGCGCACATCAAGGAGATAGTCTTGACCATCTGCACGCCCGTCATGAGCACAATCTCCTGGATATGCGGGTTAGTCAAGGAGTCGAAGATCTCACGCTGCCATCCGAACAGATGCAAAGGCCCGGTCCGGTTACTGTACTCAGGCGAGAGGACTATATTCTGCTCGGCCCAATCCGAGAGCGCGAGCTTCCTCCTGACCTTGCAAGTCTCGGCGACTGTCTCAATGACCTTGTAAAAGGATGGGTAGATATCGCTAGGGACATACTGCGGGGCGAGCGGGGTCATCTACTCCAAAGTGTACTTTGTGCTGTAGTGTGACCACAAATGAAAAAAAAAAGGCCGGCTACATGCCCGGCCCGCGTTCGAAACCCTTAATGGACTTTTGACTCTTAGTCGGTATTCTGTCTAGAGTTGGATCTTACTTGGATCTTACCATACCCCATTTACTTTTTGGGAAGCAGTTCCCCTTCAATTTTTAAGACCAGCGGTTTCAACTCTGCTAGTGCCCGCTCGATCTCTAAATCCACAAGTTGTTGACACTTAATAGGGTCGGTCTCAGCAGCAAGAGCATCCCTTGTTTCGGAG